CATATAGTTCCACATTCAGAAGCAAACAGACACTACCAAGAAATACAAGAATGGGCCAAGATAGAAGGCAATAACATTATCGATCCAGGAGCGTAACCATGGCTTTTGGACATAGTTCATTTTCAGGCGCAGCCTTTTCATCAACTGGAAGTACACCAGGAACAGTTGTTGTTACAGGTATATCTCTTACAGCTTCTTTAGGTAATACAACAACACAAGCAAATGCAAATGTATTTCCAACATCAAACTTAATTACCTCAGCTATAGGAAGTGTAAGTGTTGCTTTAAACACACCTGTTAATGTATCAGGTTCCCAACTTACAACTAATATTGGTAACTCAATCATATCTGGTAATGCAAACGCAAATGCAACAGGTTCATTGCTAAGTCTTTCAATTGGAAGTGTTACAACGATCGGTAATGCGAACGTCACTGTTACAGGAAATCAATTAACATTATCTTTAGGTAACACAACACAGCAAGCAAATGCAAACGTAAATGTTATTGGACAACAGTTATCGCTAAATATTGGTAATGCATCAGTTGACCTTAATACTCCAGTCAATGTAACTGGTAGTGCTTTAAACACTAATATTGGTAGTGTAAGTGTACAAGCTAATGCAAATGTAAGTCTGACAGGTATACAGCTAACTACAAGCATTAATTCACCGTTAATTATAGCTTGGGCTGAAGTAGATCCTGGAGTCACTAATACGTGGACAGCTGTTGATCCAAGTGTAACAAATACTTGGAATGTAGTAGATCCAGACGTTACAAACACTTGGACTGAGGTTGATATAGCAGCTTAGGGGAGTTATAATACGGTATGCCTTCAACATTTTCTACAGATTTGAAACTAGAGCTCATGGCAACCGGTGAAAACGCTGGTACTTGGGGAACTAAAACAAATACAAACCTTAATCTAGTTCAACAATCTATAGCAGGTTTTCAAGAAATAGATGTAGCGTCAAATGACGTTACACTGGCAATGACAAACGGTAGTATATCTAATGCAAGAAATATGGTTCTTAAATTTACAGGAACTCTTGCTGCCAATAGAACTGTAAATTTTCCAGCAAGTATAGAAAAATATTTTTCTGTGATTGATGGCACAGATCACGCAGGAAATTCTCTTACATTTAAAGTAACGAGTCAAACAGGTTTTAAATTATGTGAGGGTCATTCTTATATTTGTCACTCAAACGGAACAGACATTATAAAAAACCATGAAGAAAAAGTTTGGAGAACTATCAATGCGGCAGAGACAGTACAGGCAGGGGCACAGTTATTTGTAGATACTTCTTCTTCTGCTGTTACAGTAACGCTACCTGCTTCACCATCAGTAGGTGATGAGGTAACTTTTTTAGATTCAAAATATAATTTTGACAGTAACAATTTAACTGTGGCAAGAAATTCAAGTAAATTATTAAATGCAACATCTGATTTAACGGTAGCAGTTGAAGGAGCAGCTTTTACATTAGTTTATGCTGATGCTACTATTGGTTGGACTTATAAGGATAAATAATGTCAGGATATTCAGAAACAAAATATTCAGCATCGGGTGTAAAAACAGGGACTATTGTACCACATGGAAGTACAACTGTACCTACTGGATTTTTATATTGTGATGGGTCTGCTGTATCACGAACTACTTATGCTAATTTATTTTCTGTAATCTCAACAACTTATGGTACAGGTGATGGAGCTTCAACATTTAATTTACCTGATCTACAAAACAATGTTCCTCTTGGAAGATCTGGCACTAAAGCATTAGGATCAACTGGTGGTGCAGAATCGCAAACACCTTCTGGAACTGTTGCGAACCACACTTTAACAGTTTCACAAATACCTTCACATACTCATACGCACCCAGGTCATCAACAAGAACAAGGTATTAGACACAGAGATGGCACTGATAGAATTCCTCAAAGAGGTGATCAAGGAAGCGCTAGTGGAACTTTTACTTTTGGTAGCACTGGTGGTGGTGGAGCGCACAACCATGGTTGGACTGGTTCGAGCATGTCAATTTTACAACCTTATCTTGCTTTAAATTATATTATAAAAACTTAGGAGATTTTATGCCTTTAACTAGCGTTTCTATAAGAGCAGGCATTAATAAAACCGACACACCTGCAGGTGCAGAGGGTCAATGGATTGATAGTGATTTTGTAAGATTTAGATATGGACAACCTGAAAAGATTGGTGGCTTTGAGGCTATAGGTCAAAAAACAATATCTGGCCCTGCAAGAGCTCAGCACACTTGGAATGATTTAGAAGGTAGAAAGTATGCTGCACTAGGGACATCTAAAGCTTTATATGTTTATTATGAGGATGCGTTTTATGATATTACTCCTCTTGATACAGCTATATCTGGTGCAACATTTACAACAACAAATACATCAACTACAGTTACAGTAAACAAAACATCACATAATTTAGAATTAGGGGAGTATATAACATTCACATCAGTTACACCTCCAACTGGAGCAGGATTTGTAGCTACTGATTTTGAAAATAATACATTTGAAGTTTTAAATGTGGCAGCTAATACTTTTGATATAACAATGCCTTCCGCAGCATCTGGGTCAACTTCTGCAACAGGTAGTGGAGTAATAAACCCATATGTTGAGATTGGTCCTACGATACAAACCTATGGTTATGGTTGGGGCACAAGCACATGGGGAACTGTGGCATGGGGTATAGGAAGTACATCAACACAAGTTATACTTGATCCTGGTTCATGGTCATTAGATAATTTTGGTCAACAACTTATTGCCACAATTAAAGATGGTAAAACTTGGGTGTGGGATGCAGGTCTATCAAATCCACTTGAAAGAAGAGCTGTCGTTATGTCAGGTGCGCCAACTGCATCAAGACTAACAATAACTTCTGATAGAGATAGGCACGTAGTACACTTTGGTACTGAGACTACAATAGGTGATGGAACAACTCAGGATCCTATGTTTATTAGATTTAGTGACCAAGAAGACTACACGACATATGTTCCAACTTCTACAAATACGGCAGGAACATTTAGACTGGACACCGGAAACAAAATAGTAGCAGCCGTATCTGGTAAAGATTACAATTTAATTTTAACTGATCAAGCAGCATACGTAATGCAGTTTGTTGGACCACCTTTTACTTTTTCTATAAGACAAGTTGGTTCTAACTGTGGATGTATTGGTCATCACGCAGCAGTTTATGCAGATGGTCAAGTCTTTTGGATGGGAAAAGGTGGGGGATTTTTTAAATTTGATGGTACAGTAAAACTTTTACCTTCGCTTATTGAAGATTTTGTATTTACAACTACAGGCACTAATGTTGGTGTAAATTATGCATCTAATGAAATTATATATGCATCTCATAATTCTTTATTCAATGAAATTGTATGGTTTTATCCTGCTGGGACTCCAGTCAGTAATCCATCTTTACAGAATAATAGATCAGCAACATATAACTATATAGAAAATACTTGGACTACAATGACTTTATCAAGAAGCACATATGCAGATGCATCTACATACGCAGTGCCATACGCAACAGAGTACGACCCGACTGCTGTGCCAACTGCATCAAATTTATTTGGTGCTACAAATACTTTTGGAGCTACCACTTATTATGCACATGAAGTTGGTGTTAATAAAGTTGATCTCAATTCACAAGTTACAGCGATACCCGCTTTTGTTACCTCTGGAGATTTTGATTTACCAACAGAGGGTGACGGTCAATTTTTGTTACGAGTGAGTAGGTTTTTACCAGATTTTAAAAACTTACAAGGTACCGCTAAAGTAACTTTGAACACAAAAGATTTTCCAATATCAGGTAATACAACCACAGCTCAATTTGATGTAACTACTAGCACAAGTAAAATTGATACTAGAGTTCGTGGAAGATTAGCTAACCTTAAAATAGAAAATACTTCTACAAATGAAACTTGGAGGTTTGGAACATTTAGGGCAGACGTTAATATTGATGGTAGAAGATAATGGCTAAAATAAATGTATATATACCTGAACCTCAACCAGAATATTCTGCTGAAAATTTTAGGCAGATAAACCAAGCGATAGAAACTGTAGAAAATCAACTTAACACTTCGTACCAACAAGACTTGAAAAATGAACAGGATGCGTTTAATTACTTTTTATCATGACCATAAGATATAAAAACCAAGGTTTTGTACAAACTAATACAAATAAAACAACAGTGTTGACGTGCCCAACTGATGCAACTTTAATTGTTAAAAGTATTTATTGTGCAAACAATGATGCATCATCAGCAATTTTAGTACACATGAATATAAAAGACTCTTCTGATTCTAATACAGAATATGAATTTTTTAGAGATGATGTTGGAGCAAAGTCACAAGTTAATGCTTCACCGCAAGGTTTAAACTTAGAAGCAGGAGATGCAATCACCGTTCAAGCAGGTACAGGAAGTAACAAAATACAAGGTTTAATTAGTTACGCACAAATAGATAGATCACAAGAAAATGGCTAAACGTAAATTTGTAAATTTTACACCAAGACCGAAACCTAGAAAACGTCCACGTAGACATAAAAAAAAGCTTTCAAAGGATGAGAAAAGAAGTTATAAGAAATACAACAGACAAGGAAGGCCTCAATGAAATTTAATTTTGACGGTAAAGAATATGATTCTGACAAATTATCAGACAATGGTAAAATTTGTTTAGCAAGATTGCAAAACATAAAAACAAAGAAAGATAGTCTTACATTAGAGTTTAGTGAATTGAATGTTATAGAAAAACACTACGCTGATGAATTAAGAAAAAATTTACCAAAAGAAGATAAGGAAAAACAACAATGAATTACGTTATAGTAGATGGTAAACAAGTTCCAGTAATTCCTGCNAAATCAAAAGAGGAAGTTTCTAACAAAAGAACAGGACAGAAATATGAATCTAAACAGGAATTTGATAATGATGTAGCTAATCCNGAGACAGATACAGTNGCTGAGGATTTAAGAGTTGATCATACAATAACTGTTGCATCACTAGTCGTTGCTGGCGATACCCAATAATGGAACCTCAAGGCGGTACTGAGTTACAACATGCTTTTTTAGAAAAGTATGTAGACAAAGATTTACTTAGTAATTTTCAAATATGCACATCCATACCTGGTAAGGTGCCTTTAGTAAAAGATAAAATAAATATACTTTGGCAAAAAAATTCTTACGATCAAGCAAACCTACAAGATTTTTTTAAAAATAAAAAAAGACATAATGAATATGATTGGTATGTTTTTAATTCACATTGGACATACGAAAAGTTTAGATTTTTTTTTGATATACCTACAGAAAAATCTGTTGTCATAAAAAATGGTGTAACAAATTTTCCAAAAATAAAACCTTACAAAAAA